AGCCCCATAGGCCGGAATTCCAGTTGCGGCCAACACATCCTCGGCACTATCGCCCGATTCCGCAAGAACCTGATATCCTTCAGTGTGCGAGAACTTCGTGGCAAAACTGTCGTACTTTTCGGAAGTGCCTGAGCCGCCTTCCTTGCTCCACATTTGCGTCACGTTGATGGCTGCCATTACGCAATCGCCTCCATCTGCAACTTATTAGCGGTATTGACTGCAACCGCTTGCAGTGCTCGATTTTGATCATCATCGAGACGCACAAGGATTCTGGCTCGCGGCGGCTTCGGCGGCGGTGGATCTTTTAGCAGCCGAATGATTTCCTGCATTTGATCGGGAAGTCTTGTTCCCGGTCCTCGTGTCAGCAATCGCCCCTCGGTCGCTGGAATTCCCCCCATGATTACAGACGGCCGCATCTTCAGATCTATGCTGCTTGCCGCGTTCTTGACCTCACTGGAAAGCGTCGACCCGACGCCCAACATTCTTTCTTGCATCTTGCTGGAAAACTCTTCTCCGAGCCTACCGCCAACAGCACCAATCTTTTCGGCAAGATCCTTTTCACGTTCCGTTAACTGGCGGGCCGCGATCTCCGGCAGCGATGTCAGTTGCGATTTAAAACCATCAAGCAGGCTAATACTAGCCGCTTCTCCCAGTCCTGCCATTAGCCCTTCAATTCCGCCTTCACCGCCTGACGCAATAAACGCGAAAATCTGATAGACCGCCTCACCGATGATTCGCCCAGCGTTTGTGATTATCGTGATCACGCCATTAAATGCGTCTTGGATCAGGTTGATAAAGTTTTCACCAAACCACATGACATACGCAGGAATTGTTTCCGTTAGCGTGTGCATGATTGTTTCGGAAATCGTTATCATGGCCAGTTCAGCCGCTGCCTTTGCGATCTCCCAAACGCTGCCAAGATTTGTGACGACTACCTCCAGAAACGTGAACGCACCGATCACAATATTGATAGCCTGAATGACCTTTTCTTTGACGTAATCCATAATTGGCCCGATGTTTTCAAGCACCTGTGTCGCATATTCGACAGCGGGCACAAGCAACGCATCAAAGGACGTCGCCAACTGTTGTAGCCCTGCATTGATCAACACGCGAATCGGGGCAATGATTTTGCCGATCGATTCCATCAGCGATGACATTGCGGAGTCAGCACGACGCCCAGAACCAGCCACAGTCGTCATGTCGGTCGCTTGTGCCGCCAGTCCCTGATTGGCAATCGCCATCACGGCGGCGAGCTTCTCTTGATTCGTCCGCATGTACATAATCTGCGGATTGACGGCCACGAATGCGTCAAAGTTGCCTTCAAGGGCCGCTTTTAGATCGCCCATTGATGCCGCTGCATCTTTGCCCATCGCGTTACCGAGGCCGATAGCGGCCTTGGCAGCGTCGTCCATCTTGCCCGTGGCAAAACCCATTCCGGATGCCTGCTGCATCAATGCGAGGGCTGCATTGTCAGAAACGCCCGTCATCTTCTCAATTGACTTGGCGACGTCCTGCATTTGCGACGATGCGGCCGATGCTCCGCGAATCTGTAACGCTGAGTTTAGCCTGCGAACAGATTCTGTCTGTGCGTCAAAAGCCGCATTGATGCGATTGATTCCGCCTAGTGCCGCCATCGCGGTCTTGACTGCTGCGTAGACTGCCGTGAGTGTTCCCGTAATAGCCGCCAGTCGTTGCGTAGACTTGCTGACCGACTCCGTCTTTTGCTCAAGACGCTGAAGCGATTTTTCCACAGCGGACATCGCAGGCTTTGCCTGGTCTTTTCCGCCGATGACAAAATCAATGCCGTTGCTCACAGGTTCCGCCTTTTATCTCGTTCGCTTTCAATCCGATGCTCTTCACTTCGCAGAATGCTTCTCAGTTCAAACCACCACGCTGACTGATCAAGGATTCCACCGATGACGGGCAAATGATGTTCGCTCGCAGTTATAATTTGAATATCACTGTTCAATTCTGGCCCAATAAACCTCATTGGGCATTTAGTGACTTCGAACCACCCATCTCGGCAATGTTCACATCCATCTCCGCTGCATTCCGGACACTCAATCTCCGCTGGCTGTTCCGGTGTTACAATGTCGCGACAACGCCCAACGCAGGACTTGCAAAGCTCACCGCATCGCACGAGGGCTGCAACTCGGATTTTTTTTTATCTTCTGGAGTCGCTGACGTTGATGCCGCTAAGAACGTGAATACTTCAACCAACTCATCCAGCGTCAATACATCGCCAATTGCCTCACGACTAAAATCAACGGGAATGTTTTCCCATCCGGTCAGGCACATGGCCGCCGCATCAAGCAGTGCGTCCATACTGGCTGCGATGTCGCCACCGCCCAGACCTTGCAGCAATGCAACCAATCGCCGCTGCTGATTCAGCGTGGGCGTTTTCGCAAAGATCCTTGGCTGCGGAGTCTTGTCGACGTCGCACGCCAAAACCATTGTCAGCTTAGATGAAGGATCGAGACTTCGAGGCATAAACCAATCAATCAAAAGCAATTGTGAGTTCGGTATCAACAGCACTTCCGGCCGTACAAAGCCACGTCAGGTCGTCTGTCATGATATCATTTCGGCCGCCCTGTTGTTTATTCTCCAATTGAGCTTTAGGGGCTGCAATTGTGATCGATGACGCGACGGCTCCAACTCGGAACGAGAACGCCTGCGGGGAACTTGTTAGCCAAAGAGCGTCACGGTCCTGCGTTGCGACGAGCAGCGATTCTGGATCAGCCGTGATTACCGGGGCGCGATTTGTGACAATCGCGGAAATGTATCCACTGCGATCAGTCGCATTGACGCATTCACGCATCACAACAGAGTTGCCCGCGTCAACTTCGACTGAGCTTGTGCAGAGTGCAACCGAGTTCCATGTCAACGCACCGGCCGCAACTCTCAACGGAAGGACAGTCGGGTACGTCGGAGCGATCAGTGCTGTGTCGGTTTCGTTGCTGGAGTACTTGCCCGTGAAAGTGAATTCGATGAATCCAGTCTTGCCGGTTTCTAGCATGAACTTGAACGTGCCCATTGCTCCAGAAAGCAGCGACCGCTTGCCGTCTTTGTAGTGGCCGATCGTCAGCGTCTTGACACCTCCAGCTTGCCCCGGACCTTGCGTGACTGGCGAGAATGTTCCGGAGGTGTCGACCCATCCGCAGGCAGGAAGCAACACGGCCGCCCAGTTTGGAATATTTGTTCCGTCATAGGTCAAAGCGTGTTTGATAACGCATGTCCCTTGCATTCCTTCCGGAATGCCCGGCAGGTAATTGAAGCCACCCTGACCTTTGCGTCGCGTGATTGCAACGTTCGGCTGAATGCTAAATTCCTCGGCGTTGTAGACCGCTTCGGCAGTCGTCAGCGATTCCGCCGTTCCAACCGTCGTTTCGACCTTGGCTGCAAATACTGCTCTGCGACGAAGTAAACCAGACATGTTTTATCCTATCGTTTGACAAGCCCATTGGCTCGAAGAATGTTAAGGTTGATTCGTCGTTCCATCTGCTTTCGCAGCTCGTCGTTGATTCGTTTAATTTGCGGCTTGCCGAAATTGCGTTTTAGGTATGCACCCCAGACAGAAACGCCGAGCACATAAAAAATTGGCGTTTTTGCTTTTCCTGTTCGTTGCAAAACCAAGCCCTTCCAGCTTGGCTTGATTTGGCCTGGTCGTGGCCCTTGAAACGCACTGTTGATGCGTTGCCGCCCACCCTGTTTGTCGATCTTGTACGAAACGCCTCGCTGGTCCTGACGTGCTCCAAAATGCTGTAATCCGAGGCGAGGCGTTTTCTGAATTCGAACTGTGTTTCGTGGGTTTTCGGCTGTCGCTTTTGAAAGGACTTTTGTGGATTCTTCTGATTTCGTTTTCTTGATGGCGATGACGCTTCGAACGTCTCGCCCAATGTCCAGTTTTGTTTTCTTCGCAGTCGAATTAATGGCTGCTGCCAGTTCTCGCCCAAATTTTGCTTTTGCTTTGCCGACTGACTCACGCAAACGCTTTAGCTGCTTGACGTCTATTTCAATGGCTATCATGCTCGCACCGTGTATAAATCGCCCTCACTGACTCGAAACATTACCGTCAATGGAATGGCGATTCCGTCGTACCCTCCGTCTGATGTTGCCGTCTGCTGTGCTCCAAGATCCGCATTGATTGCCAGATCTCCGAACATGTGCCACGTTGCCGGATCGTTCACAATTGCCTTGTGAATCTCCGACTCCATAACATCCTCATACACCTCAACTGGCGTCGTGTCCTTTTCGCTTGGAGCGATGTGAACACGAATCAGAAACGTCTGCTGATACCCGACTGCCGGTGGATTTCCCGGACAATCGATTTCCGTCAGTCGCGAAACTTCCCCACGAGTCAAAACGATTAGTCCGTGTTGCGGGGTGTATGTCGCCAGCTTTGTCGGCCTGACGACATCCGTGAACGCATACGCCCCAGCACTGCCGGAAACCAACGCCTGCAGCCGCGCAAAAATCTCATCCGAAATTCGTGAGACAACAGGCGTTTGAAACGTTACCGACATATTAAGACCAGCATTCCGGAATCATGCTCAGACAATAACTGCACTGACCGCTTCGTCGGTGTTTCTCCGACTCGCACGGCCAGTTTGATCATGTCGCCACCCGTGTTGAGTTCTTCGCTGCTGATTCCAGTCGCGGAATTGTTTGCAACTCTGACCTCAAACTCTGGCACGATCTGTTCATCCGGCCCAAACGTTGACACCTGATTGCGAATCACGATGGCCTTGATTGTTCTTGGCGTCGCTGGCGTCCCGAACCGATGCGGGTGGTACGTGACTGCTTCAGCGAAATGATCGCTGTTGAGAAACACACCCACCGCATCGGTCACGATCCGTTCCGCCAGGCTCATGTTCGTTTAGCCACGATTTTGACATAGTCAACAGTCACTGCGTCAGTGTTGGCTGACGACGTCTTCTGAATCTGGATGAACGGCTGAAGCCCGCTCGTGTATCCAGCCATTGTGAAGGTCGTTGACCGAGCAACTCGATTGCCATCAATGTAAAACTTAATGTCGGACTTGTTGCTGAAGTCGATCACAAATCGCTTAAACGTTGTGGCCAGTGACGTAGCGGAAGACACCGGAGCCGTGTCTGTAACGTTGTCGTCAGTTTCAACCGTGACATCAGTCGTGCTGGTGGCTCCGACCATCTGAAACAATGCTAG